AGGCGGCCGGGCCCTTGGTCGAGTCGCTAGGTGCCCTGTTCACCACGCTGGGTGACGGGCTGGCCGGCTTCTTCAATGGGCTGGTCGGCGGGATCGGCGCTGCCGCAGGCGTGTTCGATGGCCTGGGTACCGTGATCGGCACGATTCTGCCCGTTTTGGGCGCTCTGATGGGCCAGATCCTGCGCGTGGCAGGCCCGATCCTGGGCAAACTGCTGACAGCGCTAGGCCCCGTGATCCAGCAACTCGGCGATGCCCTGATGCCTGTGATCGATGCCCTCGGACCCGTGCTAGATGCGCTGGTTGACGCCATCATTGCGCTGCTGACCGCCGTTCTGCCCCTGCTGCCCGTGCTCTCGCAACTGATCGTCGCCCTGCTGCCCGCTCTGACGCCTCTGCTGCTGGCCCTGGTGCCGCTGTTCCAGGCGCTCGGGGAGGTCATCGCGGCGCTGATCCCGATTTTGATCCCGATCATTCAGCTAGTCGCCTTCCTGGCGGCAGCGCTGGGCAACGGGCTGGCCTTGGTCGTCACTTCGATCTTGGTCCCTGCCGTCAAGGCCATCGCTGCGCTGCTTCGGGGCGACTTCTCGGGGGCGCTGGACTACGCCAAGCAGGCACTCAGCGGAGCCATCGCCTTCATCAAGCTGATCTTCGTCAAGCTACCCGGCGAGATCATGTCCGCGCTGGCGCCTCTGGGCCCGATTCTGTGGTCCCTGGCCAAGGCTGCGGGCCAGCGGCTGAAGGATGCCATCGTTGCCAAGGGCATTGAGTTCGTCGCCTACGTCAAGACGCTGCCCGGTAAGGCCAAGTCCGCCCTGAGCGGTATCGGGTCGATCCTGGTAGCCGCCGGAAAGTCGCTCATCAGTGGCTTCATCCGGGGCATCACCAGCCAGTTCGGCGCTGTCAAGTCCAAGCTGTCCGGTCTGACCAGTTCGCTACCTGACTGGAAGGGTCCGGCGCCGCTGGACAAGAAGATCCTGACCCCTGCCGGCCGCTCGGTCATCGGCGGATTCATGCGCGGGATCGACAAGCAGGCCCCGCTACTGCGCAAGCAGCTAAACGGCCTGACTTCGGACCTGCCCGGAATGGCCATGGACGTCAGCCCCAAGGGAGTCCTGAGCGCTTCCATGCGCAATGCCCAGGCTCTGACGCTGGACGTCACCGGGGCGGACGAAGACATGAAGCGGCTGCTGCGACGCATCGTCAAGAACGACGGGCGGGGCGACGTACAGACCGCATTCGGAACACGATAAGAGAGGGGTCAGCAGTGGCGCTCTTCCCGCTGGACATCCGCACTGAACTGAAGCTAGGCGCCGCGTGGTCGGACATCAGCCCTGATGTCTTCCAGCGCGACACCAAGCAGATCTCACGCGGGATCCGTGACCAGGGCTCCACTGCTGACCCTGCCTCGCTGACGCTCACGCTCAACAACAAGTCCGGCAAGTACAGCGTGCGGAACGCTGAGTCACCGCTCTACGGGCTGATCGGCCGGAACACGCCGGTGCGCCTATCCGTGCCCGTTCCCGCTGGGGGTGACAGCTATCTGAACCTGGATGGCCTGGCCGGCAACTACCTGAGCACGCCGGACGTCGCTGCCCTGGACATCACGGGTGATCTTGACGTCCGAATCGAGATGGCGCCCAACTGGTACGGCCCTGAGAACCAGATTGCCATGGGCAAGTGGACCACGGGGCAGTCATCCTGGCTGGTCCAACTACAGAACGGCATCGCGTACTTCCGCCGGACCAGCACAGGCAACGAAGACGACGCCGGCACCTTCTACTACGGGCAGATCCTGCCGCAACTCCCCGAGCGCGCGGCCCTGCGCATCACGCTGGACGTCGACAACGGCGCCGGCGGACACACGGTCAACTTCTATTGGGCCACTTCGCTGAGCGCCACCACGTGGACCCAGTTCGGCAACCCCATCGTCGGCCCGGGTATCACCTCTGTCTTCGCCGGCACGGCCCCTCTGCGGATCGGCATGGAAGACCCCCGCCCGAACGTGACTGTCCCGCGCCTGCCCATGGTTGGTCGTGTCTATCGCGCTGAGGTGCGCAGCGGGATCAACGGAACGGTCGTTGCTTCGCCTGACTTCCGCGCGCTGACCGACAAGACTGCTTCGTTCGTTGACAGCAGCGGACGCACCTGGTCCACAGTCGGGGGCGCGGAGATCCGGCGGAGGGAAGACCGCTTCGTTGGTGAGATCTCGACCTGGCCCCTTGCCTGGCAGCCGGACGAATCTGACATCTGGTCTTCCGTGCGCGCTGAGGGCATCCTGCGCAGGCTCGGGCAGGGCCAGAAGGCGCTTGACTCCACACTGCGGCGCCGCATTCCGTCCGGCAACCCTGTGGCCTACTGGCCGATGGAAGAGGCTTCGGACGCCACCCGCGCGTACAGTCCGATCCCTGGTGTCCAGCCTGCTGCGGTCAGCGGTGTGGAGTGGGCAGCAGTCAGCGACCTGCCGTCAAGCAATCCGCTTCCCCAGCTCACAGCAGCCGGCACGCTCAGCGCACCCATCCCGGCCACCATGCCTTCAGGGGAGTGGCAGGTCGAGTTCGTCTACAACGCTGACGACAAAATCCCGCCGTACCCGGGCGAAGAGGCGCCGTTCATCGCGTTCAGCTCACCGAACGGGGCCGTTCGCCGCTGGGAAATCGCCATGCAGCGCACACGGGTCCACATCCGGGGCTACGACGCTGGCGGTACTGCGCTGGTCGGTGTCTACATGGGCGTCGGCGATGACATCTTCCACGGCTGGACGCGCATGCGCCTGTGGGCTCAGGACCGAGGGTCGTCCTTCCACTGGGCCCTTGCCTTCCAGGACGTTGGCGGAGACGCTGGCGGACTCAGCGGAGACGTCACAGGATCCTGCGGCCGGCTGAGCGCCATTACGGCTACCTGGGGCGCGCTGACGGAGGGCTGGGCGCTCGGCCACCTGACCGTGCTGCCGAACGCCTTCACGTCCTTTCTGAACGGCTCTGACGACGCGTACACGGGCGAAACCGCCTGGGAACGTCTGGTGCGTCTGGGTGCCGAAGAGAGCCTGTCTATCGGACGGATCCCCGGACAGCTCACCCCACAGCGCGTAGGCCCGCAGAGGCCGGCCAAGCTGGTTGATCTGCTAGAGGCTGTGGCCGAGTCGGATGGTGGATGGCTCACTGAGTCGCCCCGCCGGGTTGGCCTGACCTACCGGGACCGATCCAGCGCGTATGCCCAAGAGCCTGCGCTAACGCTGTCGTACATCGCCCCGGGACTGTCGCCTGACCTTCAGCCTGTGGACGACGACAGCGAGATCCGCAACGACGTCACAGTCACCCGCGATGGTGGTAGCTCAGCACGCGTCTATGAGGCCACTGGCCCGCTGAGTGTGCTGTCGCCTCCGAACGGGATCGGCATCTATGACGAAGGCGTGACGCTGTCCCTGTCCGACGACACACAGCCCGAGCCTATGGCTGCCTGGCGCCTGCACCTGGGGACGTTCGATGGGGCCCGCTACCCGGTTATCACGCTGACGCTGCACAAGCCTGGCGCTGAGGTGCTGCTGCCGCAGGTGCTGGGCCTCCGTGAGGGTGACGTCATCCGCCTGACCAACCTGCCCAAGTGGCTGAGTCACGCGGACGTGGACCTGATCGTAGAAGGCTGGTCGGAATCCCTAGAGCTGTACCGCTGGACCATCGTATTCAACTGCGCACCCGGCGGACCGTGGGCCACAGCGCGAGTCAACGTCGTCCATGAGGACTTCGAAGACGACAACTACACGCTGCCCCTGGCAAACGCCGGCACGCTGCCCTGGGTCCGATCCGCAGCGCACGCGCACACGGGGACCTACTCGATGAAGTCCGGCGCGATCACCAACAACCAGACGTCGGACCTGGTCATGTCGCTGCCCACTGGCGCCACTGAGGTCAGCTTCTGGTACTTCACCAGCAGCGAGGCAGCAGGGTCCGGCTTCGTGGGCGACTACCTGACTGTCCTTGCTGACGGCACCGAAGTGCTACGCGCGCAGGGGGCCACGGCCTGGACCAAGAAGACGCTGAGCGTGGCCGGCATGAGCACGCTGGTCTTCCGGTACCGCAAGGACAACAGCGCATCGAGCGGCGAAGACGCGGTCTATGTCGACAACATCCGCTTGGTCTACGGCACTCTGCCGGCCGCCAAGGTGGAAACCGACGGATCGACGCTGGCCGCTGGTGTCTCGAAGACCGCTACCACGCTGTCCGTCGCCACTCCGGGTGCCCTCTGGACCACCAATCCCATTGACCTGCCCATCCCGCTTGAAGTCGGGGGTGAGGTCATGTCCGTGACTGCCATCAGCGGGACCACTTCGCCGCAGATCTTCACTGTGACGCGCTCCGTCAACGGGGTCAGCAAGACACAGGCTGCCGGCGCCAAGGTCCGCCTTGCCCGTTCCGCTGTCGCACCTTTGTAGGGAGAACCCTTTTGACTACGCCTGTGCAGACATGGCTACCGGGCATGGACATCACGGCCGGCCGGCTGGAATCCATGAACCAGCGCGCCTGGCTGATGGTCACGAACTACGGCGCTGACTCCTCCGGGACTGTCAACGCTCACAGCCAGATTCAGCTAGCTCTCAATGACGCGCGCGACAGAGGTGGCGCCTGGGTACTGGTCCCTCCGGGTACCTACCTGCTGGGCGCCACCCTGCGCATCTACAACAACACGCGGCTGACCCTCATGCAGGGAGTGGAGTTCCGGCGCAATCACGGCGGGACGATGCTGCTGAACGGTGACCCGGGGCAGGCATACGGCGGATACACGGGCCACTCGAACATTACGGTGGAAGGTGGCCTCTGGAACATGCAGGGCACCGTTGCCGGCATGACGTCCTCCGCCATGTGCATGAGCTTCGGCCACGCGACCAACCTGTGCGTTACGGACCTGGAAATCAGGGACGTGCCCGGCTATCACGGCATCGAGTACAACAGCACGCAGCACGGGACCATCCGAAACTGCCGCTTCCGGGGCTACATCGATCCGGGTGGGCGCGACTTCAGCGAGGCAGTGCAGTTCGACCTTGCCAAGTCCAGCGCTGAGTTCGGCGGATTCGGCCCGTACGACAACACGCCGACGGAAGACGTCACGGTAACGGGCTGCTACTTCGGCTCTTCGGGCACCGCCGGCACTACCGCCTGGCCCCGTGGTATCGGCTCTCACGCTGCGACCATTCAGCGCTGGCACCGACGGATCCGCATCAGTGACTGTGCCTTCGAGGGGGTCATTCAGTACGGCGTCAGCGCCTACAACTGGGAAGACCTCACTGTCACTGGCAACACCTTCGTCTCCTGCGGCAGCGGAGTGCGCATCCGGTCGGTCATCAAGTCGGACGTCAACGACACGATCAACGCGTCCGGCGTACAGACCAACGAATCGCAGCCCATGCGCAACATCACGGTCACTGGCAACACTTTTCGCGATGGCACTGGCTACGACAACGTGATCATCGCGCAGGGCGAAGTCAACACGGGCACGATCCTGAACCTGGCCATCGTCGGCAACACCATCGACAAGAACACTGGCGCGCAGGCCGGCATCCGCCTGAACTACGTGAGCCGTGCAACCGTCGGTGACAACGTGGTGGCCAACGCTGCTGGCACGGGGATCAGTTGCGAGAACCAGAACAACACGATCATCTCGAACAACGTCGTATGGACTGCCACGCTGCACGCCATCACGATGGTGTCTTCGGACAACTCGAACATCATCGGTAACCACGTTCGCGACCCCGGGCAGAGCGGCATCCTGGTCCAGGGAGGATCGGACATCCAGATCCGTAACAACTTCGTGCAGGGCGCCAACAAGGGCGGTGGCACGAACTACGGCATCCGGATCTCGACTGCCACGAACAGCGTGAGCACGACTGGCAACAAGGTCCGGCCGAACACCACGGGCACGAACGCCACCTACGCGTACTCAGCCACGAACACTGTCACGAACGCTCAGCGCCACGGGAACGACTTCCGGCCGCTGGGTGCTTCGTGGGCCACGGCTGCCATCGACCCGGGTGAAACCGGCGTGAGCACCGTAGCCACAGACATCATCGCGTGATCAATGGCGGGGGTAACCCACGGGACAGTACCTAGGTGCCCCGCCATCCACCCATGAACGGAGTCATCTTGACCGTTTACGTAGCATCCAAGCTCCTGCGCATAGCAGCGGACGAAGTCGGGTACCACGAACAGTTCAAGAACGGGACGTGGAACAACAACCAGAAGTACAGCGACGAAGTCCCCACGCTGACCTGGTCCGACTACCAGGCGTGGTGCCAGACGTTCCAGTCGTGGCTTGCCATGAAGGCCGGCAGCGCCACCTATGAGCCGTGCACTGCTTCGTGCCTGACCGCCTGCAACTGGTTCAAGAAGGCCGGCCGCTTCAGCGAGTATCCCGCCATCGGTGCGCAGGTCTTCTACGGCGCCAACGGCGGAGAACACGTCGGCCGAGTCTGGAAGTACGACGCCACCTACATATGGACGCGCGAAGGCAACACGAACGACAACGGCAGCGCCCAGGGCGATGGTGTCTACGAGCTGAAGCGTGAGCGGCGCAGCGCACGTGTCTACGGCTACGGCCTGCCTGCGTTCCCTGAGGGCATCGTCACGGCGGATCCCGCGCTGAAGGGCAAGCCTGGCTACGTCTACAAGGCGACCGCTGACGCGCCTGTCCTGCCCGTGTACGTGCCCCCGGCTGTCGAGTACGTGACCTTCCCTGGCGCCGCGTGGTTCAAGACTGAGCCCAGCTCCGCCGTGGTCACTGCCATGGGCAAGCGCATCGTCGCCGAAGGCTACAAGGGTTACAAGGTCGGCCCCGGCAAGAAGTGGACGGACGCTGACCGCGCGGCCATGGCCTGGTGGCAGCGTACCTACAGCAAGCGGCATGGCCTGGGCTGGACCGGTGAAGCCGTAGATGGCTGGCCCGGTAAGACGTCCTGGGATGCCCTGAAGGTGCCGAAGAGCTGACATGCCGCCTGAAGAGTCTGGGGCATGGGTCCCCGGTTCCGAGATCTTCTCTGAGCTACGGCGCTTGTCCGACCTGGTCACCAGGCTGGATGAGCGCCTGGCGCAAGACAAGACGCACGAAGAGATCGCGACGCTGAAAGACCGCGTGAAAGACCTAGAGCAGCGGGTATGGCGGGCTTCTGGCTTCGCTGCTGCTCTGGGCGGAGCGGTCGGCGTCATCGTCCCATTCCTAACGAAGTGAGGTTTCCCATGGGGGAGCACAGCGGTACCGAGAAGAGCGCCGGCGCGAGAGTGGTCGACGTTGCCAAGTGGGTCTTCGTCAACCGACGGAAGCTGATAGCGGGTGCGCTGGTCGCCCTGCCGTTCGCTTCTCGCTTCATTCCGGGCTTCCCGACCGATGAACTGGCGCACATCCTGAACATGCTGCTGGGCGCCTAACGCTTGCGCTGCCGCTCCGCGCTGTGATTCGCTGGGTGTCCGCCCATCAGAGGAGCAGACATGTCAGCGAACAGCGACCAGTGCCGGACCATCAGGTGCCAGAAGCCAGCCACTGTGCGCGTCCGCTGGATCGACCGTGGATACACGGAGCCTGCCCCCAAGACTGACGCACACTGCGAAGAGCACGGACGACGTAAGGCGCGTACCCTGGGCGGGACTGTGCTGGCCCGATAGCTGAACCCATGCCCCTGACCGTTGCGCTGATCGCGTAGCAGTCAGGGGCTTTTTGCTGTCCGGCGCCGCCTGGTAACCGACGGGACAGCCCCTCTCTGACACCAACTCAGGGAGGCACTACATGCAGCGGAACATTGCGCTGATCGGCAAGGCTCGGGCCGGCAAGGACAGCGCTGCGGCGCATCTGGTGGCTTCGCGCAGCTATACGCGGCTGGCATTCGCTGACGCGCTGAAGACGATGGCGATGGCTATCGACCCCATTGTCGCGTACGGGCAGCAGTCAGGCGCCTACTACGACCAGCGGCTGAGCAACGTCGTCGGGTCCGTCGGGTGGGAGGCCGCTAAGGACAACTACCCGGAGGTGCGCCGCTTCTTGCAGAACCTGGGCCAGGGAGTGCGCGAGCGTGAGCCGAACTACTGGCTGAGCATCGTCACGCGACAGATCCAGTCCGCCAAGCTGTGGAACATGCCCGTGGTGGTCACTGACGTCCGGTACCGGAACGAAGCCCAGGCGCTGAAGGCCAACGGCTTCAAGCTGGTCCGGCTGACCCGTGGCGCCCCCTCTGACGCGCAGGCGGCGCAGCACATCAGCGAAACGGAGCTGGACGACTTCCCTGTAGACCAGGAGATCGTCAACAACGGTTCCATGGAAGCCCTGCATGCCATGATCGCGGCAGCAGTCGAGTAGTGAAACGCCCCTGGTGGTTGCGCTGACGCGTAGCCGCTGGGGGCTTTTGTGCGTTATGTACCTACGAAACTTCGTACCCTGCTTGCGCTGGACCCGTGGCGCCGCTAGTCTCTGCACATCAGACCTGAGGGGGACAGCGTGCCGAAAAAGGGAATGCGCCAGCCGTGGCGACTCACCTTCCAGTACGACAGCCAGGATAAGCCCAGTCACCGCGCGCACTACGACGCTGAGGGCGCGGAGCGCATGGCTGACGAGTTCCTGGAAACGGCACGCTATCGGGAGTCTACCGTAACCCTACTGATCAGTAACCGCGATACCGGCGAGAGCTACACCTACCCGCGCAGCGACAAGGGAGAGAACATGACTGGCAGGGCTGACGTTACCGAGCCGGACGGCGTGAAGGTCATCGAGCAGATCGACGCGAACGTAGAGCGCCTGAAGGCCTTGGCGGCAGAGCGCAGCGCTGAGGCCGTGACAGCGCTGGTGGGGGAGACTGAAGAGCTGATCGCTTCGCTGTCCGGCAAGGGCTCCATCGCCATCAAGAAGGACAAGCGCGCTGCGGTGACGGCTGCCGCTGACATCCCGGCGGACGCTCCCAAGGCTGAGGTGGCTACGGCGCCGAAGGAAGGCGTGGTGGTCGCCAAGGACTACACGGAGTACGCCGGCGTGGTCGAACTGCGGGACCTGGGCGCTGAGCGGGTGGCCGAGGGTGTCCGTCTGCACATGAAGGCCGGTGACCTGGCTACCGAAGTCGCGAAGATCAGCGTGGACATCTGGCTGCGCCTTCCGGGCAAGGATGACAACCCGGACATCATGGGTACCGGTGGTCAGGCGCAGGCGGTCATGCAGGATCTCTACACGCGCGCCGGCAAGGGCTTCAAGGACAGCTTTGACACCAAGGAGTCCCTGACCGCCTTCACCCGCGCTGTGCAGTACCGCCGTACGGACATCCGCGCGCAGGTACTCCGCAGCCTGGACGATGACACGGCGGAGGGCGCTGAGCGACGTGAGCTGTTCGCCGGCCTGCTGGCCAAGAAGCCCAAGAACGTCCCCGCGTCTGAGTTCGTCGCCAAGCACTACGGGACCGGCCTGAAGGGTGCTCGCGAGATCGCCAAGGAGCGGGCCGAGAAGGGGACCCCGAAGGAGATCGAACAGGTTGCCCCGGACGAGAAGCTGCCCGCGATCATCAAGGCCTTTGAGTCGACGCTTGCCAAGATCTCCCTGGACGAAGTCGCCAGCGCCAGCGAAGACGTCCGGGAGGCACAGCGCACGAAGCTGAACAAGATCTACAAAGAGGTCAAGGCGCTGATCGCTGCCACGCTGTAGGCCGGCGTGACCGCTGAGTGTGGCTGAGTGACCGCCTGAGCGCCTTGTAGCCCCGTCTGGCCCCTGTGGCTGGGCGGGGCTTTTTCATGCCCGGAGCGGGGCGCTGAGGGGCTTCGGCACCAACTACACAGCGTGAGAGGCACAAAACCATCTCTGACCTGCATGAATGTAGAAGTGTAGAAATGTAGTCCCCCTAGATTCCCTCTAACGTCTAGCTCTAAACCAGACTCGACTTCACTTCGGCACTTCAGCACACCCCCGCGCGAGTAACCGACGGGACAGGCCCCTTCTGAAACCAACAGAGGGGGCCGCATGGCCGTGCAGACCGATACCGGCAAAGAAGCCCGGTTCTACTTCAAGGAGGAGGATCCGCAGAGCCGCTACCCAGGCGTAACGACCATCATCGACACGCTGAACAAGCCTTTCCTGAAGCGCTGGACAGGCAACATGGCTGCGGATCTCGCGCTGGACTCCATCGACTACCTTCAGCGCCTGGCAGATCGTGACCGCGAAGGTGCGAAGCGCTACGTGGCCGGCGCCGCTGAGCGATACACGGACGAACGTGCCAAGGCCGGTACAAAGGCTCACAAGATGTTCGAGCTGATGATCCGTGGCCAGGTCGTTCGCCGCGTACACCCGGACATGGTCCCGTACCAGCGTCACTTCGCTGAGTTCATGGCCGTGGTGAAACCTCAGCTGGTCCGCGCTGAGGATGTGGCCTGGTCAGACACCTGGCGCTACGCCGGAAGCTTCGATGGCTGGCTCATCCTGCGCGTCGTCGTGCTGGAAGACGGTACCTGGGTGCTGGACCCGGACAACGACAGCGGGCAGGCCATCTACGTGCGCGTGGTCGCTGACTGGAAGACGTCCAAGAGCGTGTGGCACAGCGTGGTTCTTCAGATGAGCGCCTACGCACACGCTGAGAAGGTCATCAGCGCGGACGGCACGGAAGAGGACATGCCGGCCTTTGACGGGGCCGTGGTCCTGCACGTCACGCCTGAGGGCTGGAATCTCATTCCGGTCTATCGGGACAAGTTGGACGCCGCCTTCCGGTACTTCCTGCACCTGCGCGGGGCTTTCGACTGGGAGCAGAACGGCAAGAAGGGTTCGCTGGGCAAGTCGCTGGCCTCTTCGAAGCGCGGGCTGATCACCGGTACCGAGAGGCGCGGCTGATGCCCCCGGGGAAAGCCAGGCAGCGTGCTCGCGTCTACCTGCGCGGGGGCCAGACCATCGACATGGCGGCAGAGACCATCACGCTGCGCTTCAACAGCATCTCGGGCGCCCTGGTGGAGATCCACGCCAAGAACAGCGTCCAGGGCTACATGGAGTTCCTGCGCGGTGACGCCGTGGATGCCGTGGTCCGACTGAACGAGTGGGAGTAGCCATGGCGCTGATCGTGGTTCAGAAGCAGGCAGCGTTCAAGTACCCGCCCGGCAAGGTCTGGGGCCCCTACGAGCACCTGAGGGACGCGCAGGAGCGCAAAACCAGGCTCGCGAAGCTGGGCGCAGACTCCGCCATCCGCTACAGCGCTGAGGCGCCCTGCAAGCACGTCGACAAGCCGGCCGCAGAGTGGGAGATGTGACATGGAACCGTACTTCAGCAAGTCCACTGACCGCCGGGTTGCCTGGCAGGGTCACGAGACCAAGGCGAACGTCCGCAACGTGATCCGCTGTGCACGGCGGGCTGGCCGGGACCTGAAGGTGTACGCCTCTGGGGCGGACGCTGACGGCTGGGCCACCTACACGCTGATCCCGGCTGAGCAGTGGGACGCGTACTTCGCCGAGGATGCCGCCCCTGTGGTGTTCGCGCCGGCCAAGGCGACCGCCCATCAGTTCGTGGCCTGGCCCAAGACGATGCGCCACTTCCGGGACATCGTGGTGACCGAGAAGATCGACGGCACCAATGCCGGCATCCACATCGACGCTGTCAGCGATGACACAGCGGAGTGGGCGCAGTACCCGGCTGACTCGTACACGCTGGTGGTCGACGGCACCCGCTACATGCTCACCGCGCAGAGCCGCAACCGCCTGATCTACCCGGGCAAGACGACCGACAACTACGGCTTCGCGTCATGGGTGTATGACCACGCGGAGCAGCTCGTTCGTGTCCTGGGCGCCGGCCTGCACTTCGGCGAGTGGTGGGGCAGGGGGATCGGGCGGAACTACGGCATGACGGGCCGGCGCTTCTCGCTGTTCGACACCCATAAGTACGCGAAGCTGGGCGCGCACCTGGTCGGCAGGGTCTGGATGGAGGCTGTGCCCGTCCTGTACCAGGGCCCGCATGACACGACGGAGATCAAGCGCGTGCTGCACAGCCTGAACAACTTCGGTTCCGTGGTGGTCGCCGGCTGGGGCAAGCCTGAGGGCATCTGTGTCTACCACAGCGCCACGCGGAAGACGACCAAGGTCACCCTGGACAACAACGACGCCGGCAAGTGGGAGGTGGCCTAGGCCATGCCTGAGTTCATCATCGAGATCCTGTACAGGGGCGGAGCAACGGGCCACAGGCTGGCGGACGATGCGCGACACGCCAAGAGGATTCTGTCCGGGCTGAACGGCAGGTACGGAGCGCGCGTGCTGCTGTCTGTCCACCGCGTGGGCTCCACAGAGGACGTCACCGCTGACTTCGTCCTGGACCACTCATGAGTAGGCGCAGAGACACCAGTATCGCGGAGGCCATCGCCCTGGGGTTCGGACTGGTCGTTGTGCTGGCTGTGGGCTTTTGGGTCCGCTACGCAGCGCCGTGCAGCGCCCTGGACTGGCTTCCGGTGGCTGACATCCCTGCCCGCTGTCTGATCGGAGGCCGCTAGCCCATGCTCGCGTTCCGAACACAGCGCCATCGGCCCATCAGCATCCACCTGAGCGTGGACGAAGCGCGCGAACTGGCCATAGAGGCTGCGATTGCGTGCAGCGCCAGCGATGACGTGCCCGACCTGATCCGCCTGCGGGACAAGCTGAACGCCCTGCTGGACAACCCCAAGAGAAAGAGAGCCTAGGCGTGATACCCGCCGGCCCCAACTGCCTGTGCAACCCCCAGCGCCCTGGTCTCTGCCCCGTGTGCGCTGGCGTCATCCCGCTGGCGAAGCCCAGGTAACCGACGGGACAGGCCCCTTCTGAAGGCAGACGGAGCGGCTGGAGATCGCATCCCCGCCCGTCTGCCCATGCCACCTGACACCAGGGAGAGTCAATGGGCCTGCGCATTTTCGACACTGACCCGGATGCGAAGCCGGCGCCGCAGACAGAGAAGACAGAGTACGACAAGCCTGCCTACAGCTTCCGAACCGGGATGCTGATCCCCGACCCGAAGAACCCCAAGAAGGACAAGGGGATCTCGCTGCCGAAGTGGCGCGCGGTCACCGACAACGAGTCCATCGCCCAGGGGATCGCGGAGCTGTTCGGCGGCACGGCGGAGGAGTTCGACCCCACCAAGGAGCAGAACTGGCACGTCCTGACGGACGCCGAGTCGGTGGAAGTGGTCATCGACGGCAGCAAGGCCGTGGAAGACAAGCTGGTCCAGTGGGGCGGGGTCGGCGGTCCGATCCATGAGTGCGATGGTGAGTTCTCGCTGCTTCCGGAGGACAAGGGTGAGCCGTGCGGCTGCCCCACCACCATGAAGGAGCGGAAGGCGCTCGCCAGCAAGAACCGGGGCCCGAAGCCTGCGATCAACGTGGACTTCATCCTGGTCGGTGCCGGCGAAGAGCTGGGCAAGGGCAAGTTGATCGCCACGGACTGGACGCTGGCCGGCCACATCCATGAGGTCAAGGCAGCGCTGGACGAGATCGACGGGCCGGCCATCTGCGACCTGCGGCGAGTGCACGTGGAGTACATGCACGACGTCCACGGCCTGGTGTCGTATCACCACGTCCAGATCGACGTCAAGGGCAGCTACAACGACGCCATCGCCGAAGAGCGCTAGGGCGCCCCATGATCCAATCCGGCACCATCTACCCGTCTGGGGACTTCATCCCGGTAGGGGCATCGCTGCGAACTGGCTCTGATGAGCTGCTGGCGCTGCCCCTCTGGGGGTTCAACCCGGCTGACGTCCCGACCGTTCTCAGCGAGCGGCGCCGGCGCAACATCCTGCAACACGACCCGGAGCCCATCGGGGATCCGGAATACACCTGAGGAGAGAGCATGCCGCTTTACGAAGTTCGCCGCACCGATGACATCCTGCCCGGCCAGTTCGACAACGCACTCGTCATCGCCAGCGGTACCGGCCAGGCGCGCACGGCTGTCGCCCATCTGCTGCCCAAGGGCGCCAAGGTGGAAGCGACCAAGCTGGACGTCAGCGGGCCGCGCGGTGGGGGCAAGATCACCCTGCTGATGACCTACTACGACGAGTCCCCGACGCTGGATGACGCGCTGGCGGACGACGCTGCGCCCTTCCACGTGGACGGCATCTGATCACCACCTGGCGGGGCAAGCTGCGCACCGCTCCCTGTGGGGACATCGCAGCCCATCCGCCTCACACCTACTGGCGCCGCCTGATGCTTCGGGCTGGTGAACGGAAGCTGTGCCCAGGACGTGACCGCTAGGCCATTGCCCCGAGTCTGTAGCGCTGATGCGCCGCAGGCCCGGGGCTTTTGGCAGTAGAAGCACTATCGCGCAGCAGAGGAGAGAGCGTGAACGTCGGACAGCTTCGCAAGTTTCTGAACACGCTGCCACTGGACAGTGACGACTGGTCCGTGTCCGTGATCGACAGCGACACGGCAGACCTTTTCAGTGTGCACAAGGCCAGCAGGGGGACCGTGGACAGCGGGCCGACGCTGGTGCTGGCTGTGCAGATCAGCGACTAGGGAGAGAGAACATGGCTTACGCGGCAGAGCAGCAGGTCAAGTTCAAGGGCATGGCGACGCCGGCCACCATCATCAGCGGTCCGCACAGGTCGCCCGGCGGGGAGCGGTATCTCATCCGTAAGGCGGACGGGAACACGAGTCTGGTCCCCGCTGCGCACCTGGCCCCCGTGGATACGCGGCTGGAAAAGGTGGCAGAGGCCATCTTCCTGGCGAACAACGGCGCGGGTGCGCAGTGGAACATGCTCGGGCTCCCGTCCAAAGAGGTCTACCGGAAGCTGGGCCGGAAGGTGCTGGAAGCGCTGGATGGCCAGTTGCTGCCCGAGAATGGCACACAGGGGAACGTCTGGGTGGAACTGACCCCGGAAGAGGCCGGCACGCTGAGCGCCATCACGGGCAGCATGGTCAGCGGCACCGCAGGCGGACCCCGTGAGTACGCTGCCAACGTCGCCCGGAAGCTGGAACCCATCATCCGCATGGACAACGCGGCATCCACGGCGCACACGCTGGCCAAGCGGACTGCTCGCCCCCGCGCCACGGCTGTCGGTGTGCACTTCGCCGCAGGCTCCTGAGTGGGCAAGCGTGGCGTCGTAACTGACTACGGCGGAAACGAGCTGCATGAGGGCGACCTGATCGCCTACGGGGCACGCCAGGGCAACCGGGTTCGCCTTGCTGACGCTGTCGTTCTGGAAGCCACAGCGAAGCGGACCAAGGTGGAAGGGGTCGGGTACGTGCTGATCCCCGTGCTGCGCGTCCAGCCCACTGGCGTTGAATCCGGCTTCGTCAAGCGCAAGTCACCCGCGCCCCAGTGGATCACCACGGAGCATGTGCGGCTGCTGATCGCCGGATTCGCTCCGCCAGGGTACGAAAATTCGTAGGGGGGCTCGCATGCTCGCGTACATAACGGCAACGCAGGCGCCCGCCCTGGGGGATGTCCGATCCATGGCTGCGGGGGACGTGGTTCTGTTGCGCCCTGATGCCCCGTCACGCAAGGACTGGGGACGGTACCAGGATGCGATTGGCTGCGCTGTTGCCCGTGGTGCCGTTGTTCATCAACTGGCGCAGACCGAAGGGGAGGGCTGATGTTCCGTCAGTCGCACACCTGGGCCGGCTTCCGTGAGCAGGTCTGGCGCCTCCGCCACACAACGATCTGGTCGGGCAAGCGGTCCATCCGCACGCTGCACAACGTCACGGACATCGCTGACGAACCCATGCACTGGCGCCGGCTGATCTCGCGTCCGGGCTGGTTCATCGCGTTCGTCCGCTACGAGCCTAGGAAGAGGGGCTGATGGCACACGGGTGCATGATCAAGGCGCTGCAATCCGGCGCATATCGCTCTTCGAGTAAGTGGACCGTGCGTAAGCGGGATGGCATCTGGCACGCCTACCCGCCGGGCCAGTGTTGCCCGGCTTCGTCGCACTGGTTCTTCCGTACGGCCATAGATCGGGCCCAAGAGCTAGCGCGGAAGCCCTGATGGGCGACACGACACCGTATGGCTGTGCGGACTGTGGGGATGCCGCCTATCACCACGGGTCACGCTGGTCGCGCACTGCTGGGCTGCACAAGTGGATCAAACCGAGTAGCGCCCTGATCTTGCAGCGGATGAAGGCGCGCAGAGCGGAGCGGGGCTCATGAAGATCGGACTGAGTCGCTGGCGGCAGCACGCCCGGATTGAGGATGCTGGCCCTTATCGCTGGCGTCGCCTGTTTGCGCACAAGGGGGCTGCCCTGATCTGGGTCCGATGGGCCTCAGTGGATGAGCGCTGCGCCGGCTGTGGTGATCTCAGGGACAACGGCAAGGCTCACGGTTATGGCGCTGAGTATGGCGGGTGCGTTTGATGCACTCACGCGGCGGCACCTGTCCGCGCTGCAAGGGCTACACAGGGCTCAGTGCCCGTGGGGACGATCCGGCCATGTACCAGCATCGGACACCCGAGCCGTTCCGCAGTAGATGCCCGGCTGGCGGTCTGACGCGCACTCAGGCGCGAAACGGGTGGACGGCGCTATCTGCGCGCACCTATCGCTACCTGCTGGCGAAAGAGCCTGACAAGGCTGAAGAGTACCGAGGGGAGCGCCCAGCGCTATGAAGGTGTGTCGACTATGTGGGCGGGGCAAGCCCGCTGATCAGTTCCTGGCTGGCAAGGCTCAGCGCGTGTCATCGTCCTGTGCGACGTGCCGGCGCAAGGCTCAGGCCAACCATGTGAAGAACTTCTACAGGCGCCTACCACCGGACAAGCGACACACGCTGACGCACAAGCGCAGGGCGGAAGCCTATGGCGTAGCCCACGTGGCTTACAGCCGAACGGCCATCTTCGCTCGCTGGCGTCATGCCTGTGCGTACTGCGGGGGTTACGCCACGCATCTGGACCATGTGGAGCCTCTGGTCAAGGGCGGCACGGACACGGAAGCCAACATCGTTCCGGCGTGCGCCCACTGCAACCTGTCCAAGGGCAAGAAGACGCTGGCCGAGTGGGCGGAAACCTTCGGGCCGGCGCCTACACCTTTCTGAGGGGGATACCCGTGCGGATCGTGCTGAACACAGATGACGGGGACGAGATTCGGGCCCAATGGACCAGCGACGGGGCAGCGCTAGAGCTGGAACACGATGACCCGAACTCTCCGGACTGCTACGGGTCCCTGCGGCTGTCGGGCATCGACCTGGACAACCTGATCACGGGACTGACCGCATTGCGGGACGCGCGCCCCAGGTAACCGACGGGACAGCCCCTCAGCGAAGTCACGAGAGAGTAGGTTTCAGTGCAGTTCGAAGAGCTACTAGGGCGCTTCGCTGAGGTCAGTGAGCAGCCGGACGGGGGTTTCCTGGCGGCATGTCCTGCCCATGGTGACTCCCGTCCGTCCCTGCGCATCTGGTTCGGTGATGACCGCAAGGTGCGCATGACGTGTCGCGCTGGCTGCAACATCAGGAACGTGGTCAGCGGCGCCGGCCTGCGGATGCCCGATCTGTTCGACGTTCAGGGCGACGTGCCGACGATCAGCGCTGAACGCCCGGAGATGGTGGGCCCGAAGCACCTGATGGCGCTGGCTGGCTACGCTGCTGACGCACGGGAGCGCCTGACCGACGATCACGCCGACTGGGCGCAGGACGCGCAGCGCTACTTGGCTGACCGGTTCGGTCTGTCGCCTGAGGCTGCGTACGCGCTGGGTGTCGGTGTCGATGACGGCACTGTTGCTCCCCGCTGGGCGGCACTGAGTACGGCTTTCAAGCGCTACGCGCGGCTGACGGTTCCGCTGATGGGATTCGACAGCGCGGTACGCGGACTTCAGGGCCGTGACCTCACTGGGGACTGCCCCGGGCGCTGGCTGTCGCTGAAGAACCCGGACGGACACCACTGGGCGCAGCACGGAGTGTTCAGGGGCGGCGCCGGCTACAACGTCTGGATCGTCACTGAGGGCCCCGGGGATGGCCTTACGGCTACCGCGCTGGGCTACGACACTGTGGTTGTGCGCGGGGCATCTCTCGTCAACAACCCGGAGCTGATGGAGGAGTTGGCGAATGGTCTTCGTGACCGCCTGGTCATCGCAGCGGGGGATTCTGACCCAGCCGGCCAGCGTTTCAACCGTGCGCTTGCAGAGGGACTTGGTTCTCGCGGCATTGCCGTTCACGCGCTGGGCATCGGCGGAGGCGCGGGGGACATCACAGCGTGGCGCGAGTCAGACCCTGAGGGCTTCCCGCGCGCGTTCCATTCGGCGGTCAAAGCAGCGGAAGCCGTACCGGCAGCAGATCACGTTCAACGTGCAGCAGTCTCAGCCGAACTGTCTGTCGCCACTGGATCCGAGATTGTCAGCAAGGATCAGGGCCACGAAGCTGGGCGGCTGCTAGCAGAGCTGCTACAGCGCTACAGCGACACGGACGCCATGAGGGCTCACGCGCTGGTGGCCTGGTGCGGAGGGACGATCAAGCATGCGCGCGGTCTGGGCTTCCACGTCTGGAACGGGCGAGTCTGGCAGCGTGATTCCGGCGCTGACCTGGTCCGCCAGGAGATCCACCGCATGGGCGCCGCTCTGGTGCTGGCCGGCAACAGGGAACAGGCGCGACCGTTCCTGACCACGCGCGGCATTGACGACATGATGACGGAGCTGCGAAGCGTCCCGAGCGTGCGCGTGGATGCCGCTGAGTTCGACGCCAGGCCCGACCTGCTGAGCTTCGCGAACGGCACCGTAGAACTGCGCACTGGCCGGCTTCGCGCGCACAGCAAGGACGACATGCTGACGTTCTGCCTGGCGCTGGACTACGACTCTGACGCCACCTGCCCGCGCTGGCTGCGCTTCCTGGAAGAGATCTTCCCTGAGGACGTCGACCTGGTCCCGTACATGCAGCGGCTGATCGGCTACGGCGTGACCGGCTACGTGGACGAGCAGTGCTTCGCTGTGCTGTGGGGGAAGGGCGCCAACGG